CCCACTCGAAAGATTGGACCATGCTTATACGTAAATTGTTGCAGTTCCCCAACCTTGGAGGTGGCGATTTTATGAATTACGATACGTCTATCGTTTCTGAATTTGCCTATCTCCTTTATCGTTGTATGCGACTTTACACTAATTGGTTCATTACTAATCCTATGTGGGACTGGTTTTTATACTGTGTTTGTATGTCTGCCGTCGCCCCTGTTATTGTCATTGGAACTGAAGCTTACCTTATGGATTGGATGAATTCCTCCGGAGGTTGGCTTACTGGTTTCATTAATTCTTTTGTTAACGTAGTTATTTTCAACTATTATTTTGAAAAAGTATGTCAAGAGAATTCCTTAGATCTTGTACGCCAAGAACATTTGGCTGCATGGTTTTATGGAGATGATAACATTTGGAGTGTATCCGACACAGTAGCGCCATTTTTTACCATGAAAAAATTAGGCGCCTTCATTTCTAAAAACTTTGGAATGGAGTATACTACCGCAGAGAAGACAGAAATTAAAAATGACTTCGTTAATATAGACGACCTCGAATTTCTCTGCCGTAAATTTAAAAAGTGGCAAGATGGTGACATGCTGTATCATGCTCAACTTGCCGAGGATAGCATATCCCAAATGCTCCTTTGGTTACGAAAACCAAAACGTGGTGTTACCATAGAACAACAAATGGCCATAAACGTTGAACAAGCGTTAATGGAATACTACCACTACGGACAACAAAGATTTGAGCTCGAACGAAAAGAGCTCTATGATTACTCTACCCGATTTAATATCCCTTGGAAAGCAAAAGAGTTTGGAGATTATCATCGTCGGTTCGCCGACAATGCTCTCTATTGTTAAATACTTTCCCGTGGGGTTAGCCTTCCCCTTTCAAAAAGGCAAAAAGAACCTCTAGCTCTAAGAGTAAATTGAGCACTTGGTGAGGACTTGCTTACTGCATGACCCGCGATTGATCCTGTATCTGCGCTCACCTATAATTCGCATTTGGACCTGGAAAAACTGTGGGGACAGTCGTTCTGGGGTATCTCAAGATCCCTGCCGAAACACTAGAACTAGGTGGTTTACCCACCCCCCAATCTGAATCTGTTGGTCTTTTGACTGTTGACATTGAGGAACAGCGTTTGTCCTCTCGTACTCCTGACTTTCCTAGTCCGGATAGCGTTAATCCTTATGTCACTCAAACACCAACACAAATACTTGAACGAGAGTTCGAAGCTGCTGGCTTCACTCTTACCGCCACTACTGCGGAAACATTTAATGTTGTTCCGCCTCCATTCTTTCAAGAACCTTCGTTTGTGGCCGCTGTGGCTACATTTCGTTATATTAAATGGAAGAGTATGAGATGGCGAGTTCAAGGCCTGTGTTCACCATTTGTTTATGGTTGGTATGGTTTAACTTGTTTACCTAACAATTTACCTACTCGAACACAACTTCTCTCTACCGATTATGGATATTTGTCTCACTGTGATTCTCTCATAGTGGATATGTCCTCCGCTCAAGAAAATATTGTTACCACCCCGTGGTTATACAATACTGAATGGCTCGATCTAGATCGACTTAATTATCAAACTGTAGGCCCTCATGCTTGGCAAAACATCTTGAATCTAAATGCACTTAAAGTTATGTATACGTACCAAAATATGCACACACTTAGCTCTACAATTCCTGCTGTTTATCAGGGCATTATATTCTGCAAGCTTGAAGGAGTCGAGGTTGCTGGTCCTCGGCAATATAGATTAATTCCTGCCCCATCCTTGGCAGCGAAAAATATTAAGGAAAAGGAAAAGAAGAAGGTGCAGTATCAATCTGCTCTTCTAGGCGCTGCAGCTACTGCTGCTGGTTCATACGCCTACAACCGAGTTGGCCCTACCATCGAAAAACAGGCCTCTAAGTTGTTCGATAAAGGTCTTGATGGTGCTGCAAGCACCGTCACCGACTGGATTTCGTCATTTATGACGGAAGACGAACCTGAACCTGATTCTCCCCTCGTCCAAGAGTCTGAATCAGAGTCTTCCAACGTTATTCCTAACGTTTATGGAAGTATGAACATATCGAAGTCCTGTAATATAATGGGACAAGG